AGAGGAAAAGGAACAGCAGGAATAACTACCACCACGGTAAGTGATGGTGGTATTGATTATGATTATGAAGAAGATTCCAGATACTTACCTCTCCCCGATGGAGTAATCGGTGTGGAGAGGATTCTTCATTTTAATGGATCTAATAACATCTCTAGTGGGATGTTTAACTTTAAATATCAATTGTTCTTAAATGATATTCACTATCTGGGGTCCACTGAGTTATTAACTTATCAAATGACTCAGACATTTTTATCAGATATCGACCATCTACTTACTACTCAAAAGAAGATTAGATTTAATCAGAGAAAAGGTAGATTGTATATTGATATGGATTGGAATGAGGCAGTTGCTGGAGAATACTTAGTTCTAGACAGTTACGCAATTGCAGATCCATCATCATATACAAAAGTATATAATGATTCATTCTTGAAGAGATATCTAACATCCCTCATAAAGAGACAATGGGGAATGAACCTCATAAAGTTCCAAGGAGTAAAACTTCCTGGCGGTATAGAATTAAATGGTAGACAATTATATGATGATGCTCAGAAAGAGATTGATACTATCATGGAACAAATGCCTACTTATTATGAGATGCCTCCTCTAGATATGATAGGATGATAAGATATGCTCAACCCATTTTTTCAGCAAGGATCAAAATCGGAACAAAATCTTGTTCAAGATTTAATTAATGAACAACTACGAATGTATGGAGTGGATGTTTATTACATCCCAAGACTTTATGTAAATGAGAAGACTATCATACGAGAGGTAGTTGAGTCTGAGTTTAGAGATGCATATCCTATTGAAGCTTATGTAGACACTAGTGAAGGATATGAAGGATCTGGTGAGATAATGAGTAAGTTTGGTATTGAATCCCAAGATGACCTAACTCTTACTATATCAAGAGAAAGATATGAAGAGTATATCAAACCACTGATAGAAAGCAAGAGCAATATAAAACTATCAAAGAGACCTAAAGAAGGTGATTTAATATTTTTCCCACTTGGTAATAGGTTATTTGAAATTAAGTTTGTAGAACATGAGCAACCTTTCTACCAACTGAAGAAGAACTATGTGTATCAACTAAGATGCGAACTCTTCAGATACAATGATGAAGTTATTGATACTGATGTAGATGCAATAGATAATGCTCTGCTTGGAGCAACTTCATCTTCAGTAGCCTCCCTTGGTATTGGTGCAGAATTAGCAGGTACAAGAGCTTACACAATGATTGGTGTTGGAGCAACAGCATATGCTACAACAACCGTATTTAATGGTGGTGTAAGATTTGTATCTATTACAAATAGAGGAACGGGTTATACATCAACACCTAATATTGTATTTTCACAATCTCCAGAAGTAACTGCTGTCGGTATAGCAACAATGATTGCTGGACTTGTTGACTTTTGTGAACCAAATTATGATAAATCTAGAGTTCAGGGTGTTAGATTAACAAACACTGGATATGGATATACTTCAGAACCTTTAGTAAGAGCAACTGGTGGAGGTGGTAAAAATTTTGTTGGAACCGCAACAACTGCTCATGGTGTCGTTGGAATTATAACCGTAACTGATGGAGGAAGTGGATATGCAGGACTTCCCACAATTACTTTTAGTGCCCCTGTTGGATCTGGTGCAACTGCTATAGCAGAAGCTGTAGTAAGCACTGCGGGAACTATCACAGCAATTCATATACTCGACGCTGGTGCTGGATATGAAACATCTAACCCACCAACAATAACAATTGAAGATCCATACCTAGATGGATCTGGTGATTACGTTGTTGGAGAAACAATTGTTGGATCTAGTAGTTCTGTTACCGCTACTGTTAGATATTGGAATTCAACCACAAGACAATTAAATCTTGCACAACTTACGGGTGATTTTAATATCTATGATGAATTTGTTGGTGAAGAATCTGGAGCGAGACATAAAGCACTTCCTTCATCTATTATAGACAAATATAACATACCAGATCCTTTTGTAGATAATAGCGATTTCCAGATACAAGCAGATGATATACTAGATTTCAGCGAAACAAACCCATTTGGTCGTCCATAAGGGTTACTTTTGTTAAATAGTATATAATTATCATTTAATCTAATGTTTGAGTATTTCTATCACGAAATTCTAAGGAAGACAGTAATATCATTCGGAACTCTTTTTAATGATATCAACATTAAGAAAACAGATTCCGCTGATAACGTTACTTCCGTAACGAAGGTGCCTCTTGCATATGGACCTATGCAAAAGTTTCTTGCTAGGCTTGAGCAATCTCCAGATCTAAACAAATCAACTCAAATTACATTACCTAGAATGTCTTTTGAGATGACTGGTATTTCTTATGACTCGTCAAGAAAAGTAACAACAACTCAAACATTTTTAGCAGGAACAAAAGAAGATGGTTCAGACATTAGAAAAAACTACATGCCTGTACCATACAATATTGATTTTGAATTAAGCATCTATACAAAAATAAATGATGAGATGCTTCAAATTGTGGAACAGATTCTTCCATATTTTCAACCACATTATACGATGACCGTTAATCTCTTAGACACTATTGGTGAAAAAAGAGATGTTCCGATTATTTTAAATTCTATAGGAATGGATGATCAATATGAGGGAAATTTTGAAACAAGAAGATCTCTAGTTTATACTTTAAGATTTACTGCAAAGACATATATCTTTGGACCAATTTCTACAGGAGCTGCTACAGACATCATCAAAAAATCTGTTATTGGATTTGGTGCTGGTGGTGCCTCTAGTAGACAGATTGATGTTAGATATACTGCCGAAGCAGTTGCTACAAAGAGTTATTCAGAAACAAGTACAACTGCACTACTCAAAGACTTCCTCAAGACAGAAACAGTTATGGAAGTTATTTCTTCCTCTGGAATTGTCGCAGGAGACAAAGTATCAATTGGAGAAGAAACAGTTTATGTTTCTGATGTAACGGGTAATAAACTCCGAGTAACAAGAGGATATTACTCAACATCTGTTGTTGATCATGTTAGTGGTACGGGCGTTAATTTAATCACCGAGGCAGACAACGCCAAGATTGAAGCTGGTGATGACTTTGGATTTAGTAGTGACTGGTCATGAGTAAAAATTTTGACGAATTAGACGAGACTTTCAACGTGGAAGCAGACATAATTGAAACTCCAGAGAAAAAATTGGAGAAGATAAAATCAACTGCTGACGATATCAAAAAAGATTATGATTATACAAGAGGTAATCTGTACTCCATTATTGAAAAAGGTCAAGAAGCACTCAATGGTGCTCTTGAATTAGCACAAGAAACAGAGTCTCCAAGAGCATATGAAGTGACGGGTCAGTTGATCAAAAGTATTTCTGATGCAACAGATAAGTTATTAGATCTTCAGAAGAAACTAAAAGAAGTTGAAGAAGATAAATCTAAAGGACCAACAAATGTTACCAATGCTTTGTTTGTTGGGTCTACAGCAGACCTAGCAAAACTTTTAAAACAGCAACAGGGTAATAAATAATCCTATAACCAAACAGAAATCCAATGAGTGTTCCTGCAGTAACATCAATAGTAATATACAAAGGAACTGACTTTGAAGAAAAAGTTTCTATTGCTCTTACAACCCTAGCTGGTACAGAAACCGTAACAGCAAAAGTTAGAAAGCATGAAACTGCTAGTACCTCATATAGTTTTGATACTCATATAGATACAACTAATAATGCAGTTGTTATATCGATGGGCAACAGTGTTACTGATAATCTAACAGAGGGTAGAAACTACTTTGATATTATTTCGCAGAATGCATCTACTAATAAAATTATGAAACTGGTCGAAGGTTCAATAATAGTAAATCCAACAGTATCCTCATGAATTTTTTATCTCAATTTATGATGATGTCTTCTGCAATCGTGATGGCATCACCAACTGATGATGAAGCTGTATTTACAACTCCTGGAACTTATTCTTGGACTGCTCCACCAAAAGTGAGAAGCGTGAGTGTTGTTTGTATTGGTGGTGGAGCTAGTCCTCTCGTAACCTCTTCAAGTTTTCCTGGTGGAGGTGGAGGTGGATTAGTGTATGCTAATGAAATGGCAGTAACCCCTGGTCAATCTTATACTGTGGTAGTTGGATCTGGAGGTGCTTCTTCAGGAACTTCGGTCAGTCCAATAACAGGAGAAGATGGTGGTCTCTCTAGTTTTTCTGCTGGAGGAGTTACCATAACGGCAAATGGTGGACAGAAAGATGGAACTGGTGGAACATATTCTGGAGGAAGTGGTGGTGCTAACGGCGGATCTACAGATTCTAGTGGTGCAGGTGGCGGTGGCGCTGCTGGATATACTGGAAATGGTGGTGCAGGAGGAGTAGGTGGATCTTCTTCAGTTGGAGGTGCAGGTGGAGATGGATCTGGTGGTGGATCTGGTGGTGGAGGTGGTTCATTTGCTCAAACTTATGCCATAACTCAACCAGGTAGAGCATCTTCTGGTGGAGGAACAGGAATATTTGGACAAGGTTCAAATGGAACTGGAGGTTCTGGAGCAACATCTGCTTCTGGTTTAGGAAATGCAACATCTGCTGAAGGTGGAAGCAATGGTACTGATGGTGATTTAAATGGTGGATTATATGGTGGTGGAGGAAGATCTGGTTTTCTTAAAACTGATCCATCCGATCTATACCTTGCAGGAGGATCGGGTGGAGGTGGAGCAGTGAGAATTATATGGCCAGGAAACGTCAGGCAGTTTCCATCAATAAATACTCAAGAGATCTAGTATAGTTTAATGTTAATAAAAATAGAAAACGGAATTCCAGTTGGTGAACCACCAATTGATGAACGAAACTTCAGACAATTACATTCTAATACTTCTTTTCCAAGGATACTCACTCCCGAAGATGTAGAGTCTTTTGGTTATGGACTATTTCAACAAACTAGTCAACCAGAACCAGCTAAGTTTATGAAATGTGTTGAAGACACACCAGTGAAAAATGAATCTGGATTTTATGTGCAAACATGGAAAAGAACTGCAATGAGTTCTGAGGAGATAGAGAACGCTACCAAATTAAGAGCAAAAGAAGTCAAAGATATCAGAAATAATAAATTAAAAGATAGTGACTGGGTAATGCTAGCCTCTTCTTCTGGTGAAATAGACTTTGATATAAGAGTGTTAAGATCTTGGAAAGCTTACAGAAGACGCCTCAGAGATATTGGTGATCAACCAGGGTTTCCTTGGAATATATCTTGGCCTGAACAACCTAAATAAAAACATACTAAAAAGAGACGAGAATGTCCCAGCTATTCGTTGATACTATAAGAAATAGAGATGGTAATGGTGCCCCTGAATTTGATAAGGGTGTCGTCATCACCGGCATTGTTACTGCGTCTTCAATTTCAATTGGAGTAACAGAAGTTGTTAGTTCGGGATTTCAGCTAACAAATATTTTAGGTCTTGATGCAACAACCACAGCAACTATAGAATCTGCTGTTGCATCTGCACCAAATGACTTCACAAGTTTAAATGTAAGTGGAATCTCTACATTTAGCAGTGATATTGATCTGAATGCTGATATTGATATATTTGGTCATACAGAAATTAATACGCTAAATGCGTCTGGAATCTTAACCGCTACTACATTAGCGACTGGAGCAGAAGGATCTGCTATTCGTATTTCTTCAAATACAATCAGTGGTCCAGCAACACTTACAATTGATCCTGCTGGTATTGGGACAAACACAGGAACAGTTGTAATTCAAGGAGACCTTCAAGTAGAGGGTGATACAACAACCGTAAACTCCACTACTTTAACTGTAGACGATAAAAATATTATTCTTGCTAGTGGTTCTCTCACCGACGCATCTTCTGATGGTGGTGGTATCACGCTAGAATCTGGAGAAGGAAATAAAACAATTAATTGGGTCGATTCTACAGACTCTTGGACATTCTCTGAGAATATTGATCTTGCTTCTAGTAAGACTTTCAAAATCAATGGAGTAGATATTCTCTCAGCAACAACACTTGGATCTAGTGTTGTTAATTCTTCACTGACATCTGTAGGAACATTAACATCACTCAATGTATCTGGAGTTATCACCGCCACAACATTTAAGGGTGATGGTGACTTTGTTGATATCGATGTTGATGGTCATACAGAATTAGATCATGTAAATATTGCTGGTGTATCAACGTTCTCTAATACTATTAATGCATTAGGTAATCTAGACGTTGATGGAAATACAGATTTAGATGTTCTTAATGTTGCTGAAACTGCTACATTCTCCGCGAATATCGATGCTAATAAGTCTGTAGATGTTGCAGGAAATCTCAATACGCTTACTCTTAGAGCAGGACTTTCTACTTTCACTGGTGATATTGATGTAGATGGGCATACTAACTTAGACAACGTAAGTATATCTGGAGTTGTTACTGCTACTGGTGGATTTAATGGTGATATTTACATCAATGAATCTGTAGATGATGATGTTGATTATAATGTCTTATTGTTACAAGAGACTGGTGGTGGTAATGCATATAGACCAATCATGGTTGATGATACTGGATGGACTTTCAATCCAGATAAGAATACCCTCAAACTTTCCAATAAGTTTGAAGCAAGTGGTGTATCGGGATATATAGAGGCTGATAATCTACATCTAACTGGAATTGCTACTGCTAATACATTTTCTGGTTCTGCATCCAATCTTACAGGATTGACTGGTGCTACTGCAGGAACTTATGGTGCTAGTAATAAATCATCTATTATTACTGTAGACTCGGGTGGAAGAATAACTTCTATTACAGAAACCAACATCACCGGTGGCGGTGGTGGTGCTGCAATCAGCGACATCGTAGAAGATAACACACCTCAACTTGGTGGTGACTTAGATCTTAATGGTAATAATATAGATGGAACTGGTAATATTGATATCACTGGTAATGCAACTTTCAGTGGTGATTTAGACGTAGATGGTCACACTAATCTTGATAATGTAAGTATCGCAGGTGTTGCTACTGTTGGTCTAACAACAACTTTAGAAACAGGTATCTTAACTCATGACTTAAACGTTTCTGGAGTATCTACTTTTAATGGTGATATTCGTATAGAACGAGATGGTGCTGGTATTTATTTTGGAGAGAGTCTAGATTTTGGAATTACGCATGATGGAAATAGAACCATTATGTTTGAAAGAGGAGCTCCTGGAAACTTATACATTGGTGCTAGTGATGAAGTTATTATTGCCGATGCATCAGGTTCAGGTCCTGGATTTTCTTATATTACCGAAACAAAAGCTAGATTTGTTACAAATGGTCCAGTAAGACTTTATTACGATAATGCAGAAAAATTTGCAACCTCTGGATCAGGTGCAACAGTATACGGAACATTCAATACAGACACTCTAGATGTTTCTGGTATTTCTACTTTCATTGGTCTTATTAATTCAACAAGAGTAGACATAAGTCATGACTTAGATGTAGACGGTCATACTAACTTAGATAATGTTTCAATTGTTGGTGTAGTCACAGCAACTCAAGGTGTAGAGGACGCTGCTGGTAATTTAAGAACTCTTCCTCAAGTATCTAAGTCCACTGCTTATGTATTGATTGCTTCTGATACTGGAAAGCATATTAGCATAACAACAGGCGGAGTTACTGTTCCCTCTGGTGTCTTTAGTGCTGGTGATGTTGTAACCATCTTTAATAATAGTTCAAGTTCTCAGACAATCACTCAAGGTGCTTCAGTAACTTTGAGGCAGGCAGCAACTACAAATACTGGAAGTAGAACTCTCGCTGAATATGGAGTAGCAACTGTTATGTGTGTTGCTGCTAATACGTTTGTAATTTCTGGAGCAGGATTATCTTAATATGTCAGTAGTAAGTCAAGCAATTCTTTTAGGATTTAGTAATAGCACCGCTACTAGCGAAGCATATTGGTATGCAACCATAGGTAATACATCCAGTAATAAAGGTTATGATGTAAGAGTTGATTCTTCTAAAAATGTTTATCTTTCGGGATCGTCGTACCCCGACGAAATGATAGTAGTCAAATATGATGCAAGTGGTAGTCTTCAATGGCAGCGTAAAATTACCGGAGATGAATCCGATATCACTTCACTTGGGTTAGATAGTTCTAATAATGTTTACGTTTTTGGTACTACTGAAACAAACAGTCAAGGTAGTAGAGACCTTTATGTTGCTAAATTGAACACTTCAGGAACTCTACAATGGCAGCGTGGATTGGGTGGTACAGGAATTGATGATTCTACAGGTCATTCAGCAACTGATAGTTCGGGAAATACTTATGGTTGTGGATTTTCGGGATCTTATGAAGAGATGTTTTTATTTAAGTATAATAGTTCTGGAACTCTTCAATGGCAGAGAAAACTTTCTTTGTCTGGACAGCAGGCATTTCATAGTGATGTAGTACTTGACTCATCAGGAAATGTTTATGCGGCTGGGGAAACGGATTTAAATACATTAAACGACACTCACCTTACTCTTGTAAAATACAACAGTTCAGGAACTCTCCAATGGCAGAAGAGGTTAGCTGCATCTTCACCTAACGAAGTAGGACTTGGAGTTGATATTGATAGTTCAGGTAATCTTTATGTTTGCGGAACTACTGAACAGGGTGGTGGTGGTTCTAGAGATTTACTTCTTGTAAAATATAACAGTTCAGGAGCAGTTCAATGGAAGCGTGCATTAGGTGCTAGTGAAGCTGATATAGGAGAAGGAGTTGCTGTTGATAGTTCAGGTAATGTTTATGTTTGCGGAACAAGTAGTTTTTCTTCTTACCCCTATAATAGATATATAATCATTGCTAAATTTAATAGTTCAGGATCTCTCCAATGGGAACGGACCTTAAGTTTCACTACATCTAGCACAGCGAATAAGGATATTCGTGCAGAAAGGATACGAGTAGATGGTTCTGATAATCTTTATATCGCTGGTTATACTGAAGCAGAAGGTCAGGGTAGCGATGACCTCTTTGTTATTAAACTCCCAAATGATGGATCGTTAACTGGTACACATGGTTCTTTTACATATGCAGCAAGTAGCTTTACTCTAACGACATCGATGTCGATGACGGAGGCAAACTTAGGGTTGACTGGCGCTAATGGAACATTAACAGATTACGCTCAAAGTCTAACGGTATCTACTTCTAGTTTTACTTCGGCAACTACTTCACTATAAATATAAATAACTAAAACTAGTAAAGGGGATAGTGAACCTTGGCTATTCAGAAGAATTTTGTTATAAAGAACGGTCTAGAGGTTGACGAAAATACTTTATATGTAGATGCCGATAATAATAAAGTTGGCGTCGGTACAATATTCCCCGATGTAGAACTCAAAGTATTAGGATCTATTGGTTGCACAGATTTTGCAGCAACTAGAAATTTTACAGTGAGTGGAATATCCACTTTCAATAACCTTCAGTTTACTGGATCTCCTTTAACAATTGGTTCAACAACTGGAAATCCTGGACAATATTTACGTTCTACTGGTTCGGGTGTTGAATGGGCAACCTTTCCAACTGCAGTTAGAACAACCACAGCATTTACTGCTGTCGATGATCAAACAACTTTTACATATGCATATAACGTTGGATTTCTTGATGTATATGTAAATGGTGTAAAACTGAAAGGTGATGGAATAACAGATATCAGTGATTATATTGCTAATAATGGTATTAATTTCACTCTGACTGAAGAGTGTTATGCGGGAGATTTTGTAGAAGCAGTTGCATATAACCCAGCGTCTGTTGGATCTGGAAGTACTGGTATTCTTGGAGTTACCGTACAAGATGAAGGAACAGTTGTTGGTAACATGAATGGAGTTAACTCCATCAACTTTGTTGGAGTTGCAATTACTTCTGTTGGTAGCGGTGCTGGTGTTACTGTTACTGTAAATCCAACTGGAATTAGTACAGTAGGAACAAGTACATTTAATAATCTTTCAATTTCTGGTGTTACCACTGCATCATCGGATGTAGTAATTGGAGTGAACACCTCTAGTGGTTTAGTCCTCAGTGATTCTACAGGACAACAATATAGAGTCAGTGTGAACACTGATGGAACTCTATTTACAGTATCTATCTGATAAATACACTCATAGGGAGACTCTACTAACATGGCCAGGAACAATAGAGAACTATCTCAGTTAGGCGCATTTATTTCTATAACTGACAATAGTCAAGAAATTGATGCGGGAACCTCTGATGGTAGTCTCGTTAACCGCCATACATTGGCTATTGGTGCCGTCGATAATACTGGACATAGTGTACCACCAGCAATTGGAATTGGAACTACTAATCCTGGATATAATAAGATTACAGCAGTTAGTGACGTTGTTTTAGCTGGTAGTGATTTAAATGTTGGTGGAGATTTACTTGTTGATCATTCATCTAGGTTTGATGGACTAGTAGAAATTAACGCTGGAGCCAGCGGCGATGGATCTGGAATCACTTCAACCGCTCTTCGAGTTGCATATGGAACAGCTGAATTTGGATGTAGTCAGATTAGTATTGGAACAGCTGTTAATGGAAGGGCAATAGCAGGTATTGGTAGTACAAATCTAGAGATAAAAATATCAGAGACTAATATTGCAATTACAACGTCTTTTGAAGTTGACGATACTTTTAGTGGAGCTGGTCTTAATAATAGTATTTTAACAGAAATTCCAGTTGTAATTGATTATGGACATCATTTAAACGAATATCCTGAAGATGATGCTAATCCATTAGATGGATCTGGTGGTCGTGCATTTAGTGTCGTAGGATATTCTTCTTTCGCAGGTCCTGTTCATTTTGGACCAGCGCCGGGAGTTGCATTTAATGATATTCCTGGACATGGGGAACCTACTACTCCATATAATGGATCTGTATCACTTGACCTACCTGGTGGTGGTATATCAGTAGCCGGTCCTATATTCCAAGGTGGTGGTGACATTAATGTAGAAAGTATTACTGTAAATCCTGTATTAAGACAAGATGGTCGAGGATTTATAGAACTTCCAGAAAGTTTAGAAGGCGATCATACTCTTAGAGCTTATAGTGGTCTAGATGTAAGAAGAAATTTACGCACTAATACATTTTTCTGTGGTGGTGGTCCTGGTATTTCTACATTTAACAATGTTTTAATGATTGATAATGCAAATACATTAAATGGAGTAGGAACTGGTTGGAATCAAGGAATAGGTAGTTCACTTGGTCCTAGTTTACAAGTTAAGGGATCTGCACAGTTTAATGGTGGAATACGAGTAGGTTTATCTTCACAATTACCATCTGGTGATGAACCTGAAGATAAGAGTGTATCAATTCAATGTGGTGGTGGAATAACTGCAACAAATATGAGACTTTATGGTGATGGAGATGTTGACTCGTTTGCAGATTTTAGAGCCGTAAATGTTTCTCTTGGAGCTACTGGTGGTGATCACCCTACTCTAAACAATGTTAAAATCTTAGCACCAGTACAAACTGATATAATTCCATTTTATGATGGTGTAACTACAAACCTAGGATTCAAATTAGGACTTAGTAATAAATATTGGTCTGAATCTTATGTAGATACATCTTACATAAACCAACTATCTATTTCAACATCAATTGTTAATGCTGGAGGTTATCTTCAAACTACTGGTATTGCTACTTTCATAAACGACAGTATTCACGTTTATACCAATTTCCCCGCACTGTTCAATACTCCAATTCATGCTACTGGTATATCATCGTTTAGATCTATATTTGTTGATAATCTAACAGTAGGTGAAGATATTGTAGGTACTGCAATAACCGCTCTGAGATCTAAAACAATTGATGTTGGATCTGCATCCACTGCTCAATTCTATAGAGTAGTTTTAACTGATTCTGATGGTGGTGATCCAGAGTCTCGTATCTTTGCGGATCCAGATGTAACGGATCAGTCTCTTGCATATGATCCAGTTACCAATATTTTAAATGTTCCTGGAGATATAAACATAAGAGGAACCGATGCTGGAAATGATGATGGGATTATCCAAATAATATCTCCACAAGTAAGATCTACTTTGAGGGTGTTCCAGAATAATGTTTCTAGTGCAGAAATACTAACTCAAGGTCATAGATCTCTTTCCGTTGGATCAACTCTTGGTATAACAACTATAAACTCCTATAAAAACTCCATAAGAGGAGACCTTCTGTTGGGAGCACTTGGAGTTTCTACAGTATCAATCTCCGACGTTAATGGATTGGAAAACATAACCATTTCAGGGAATACCTTAACGGAATTTTCTGGTAGTATGGCTATGGAAGGTACTACCTTCGATGTGCGAAATAATAACTTTAATTTTTGCAATTCAAACTCAACGAATATAACAGCATTTGCTCTTGGTGATAATATCTCAATAGGAGCAACTGTTGGATTTACATCTATAAGAAATCCAATTTTAAGAACTGCTGGTTCACTAAGAGTTGATGGTGATTTAATTTCTGATAGTTCGGGTGCGGATCATATCATCATGGTTCCTGGTGGTGCTGGTGTTGATGCTATAACAAGAGTTGCTGGAGATCTTCAGATTGATGGTCAGGACATTCGTGTTGCTGGTGGTGTAACAAACATCACAATGAATACTGATATCAATACCACCTTTGCGGGTGATATTACTATCGGGGGTAATGAAATTAGAAACAGTGATGGTATACTAAACATTACTTTATTTGGAGGTGGTCTCACTAGTATCGGTGGTACACTTAGAGTTGAAGGTGATGAGATTCAAGCAGGAACTGGAGTAACCAATATTACTCTCACAGGAAATTATACCCAAATTGAAAAAGATCTCAGAATAAATGGTGATAACATCAGAGCTTCTGATAATAATATCAATATTACCATGGATGGAGGCAGCAGAACAAGTGTTGCTGGAAATCTATCAGTTGGAAACAATACAATTGAAGCATCTGATCAAACTACGTCCATAGTTTTATCTCCTTCATCAGGATCTGTTGCAATAAGTTCTAATCTAACAGTCAATAATGATTTTGAAGTTGTTGGAAGTGAAACTGATATTAAATCGGAAAACGTTAGAATTAAAGATACATTAGTTAGTATTGGATTAACAGCAGGAACTGGAACAGGACCTCTAGTTGTACCTACAGTAGATGAAAATAAAGATGTAGGTTTACTCTTAAATTACTATGATGCTGGTTCAAAACAAGCAGCAGTATTCTGGGATGACTCTACAAGTGCTGTTGGAATAGCATCTGATGTAACAGAAACTTCCAGTGTATTAACCGTTAATCAATATGCGAAAATAGTTGCAAAATCAATAGCAATTTCTGACTGTGCTGGAACTTCAGACATCATTCAATGTGAGGGGACAACTAGAACTTTAGCAAACATCGTTATCGATGGTGGGGAGTACTAAGGTTACTAAATAAGATAGCACTCAATTTCTATTGAGTATTACGGTATATACCAAACATGTAGAAGATGTCAGATCCCCAAATTCGTTTAAAACGGTCAACAGTAGCTGGTAAAATCCCAACTACCGCACAACTTGCTCTTGGTGAGTTAGCTGTAAATGCTTTTGATGGAGAAGTATTCTTAAAGCAAGATACAGCAGGAGTTGGAATTGCTACTCGCGTTATTCGAGTAGGTGCTGGAGGATCTTTAGGAAAGACTATCTTTGTATGTAAAGAAGGTAATGATGCTAATACTGGTTTAAATGAAAAGGATGCAAAACTAACAATCAAAGCTGCATCAGAAGTTGCAGAAATCTTCGATACTATTAAAGTTTATCCTGGTGTATATGTTGAGAACAACCCAATTCTACTTGAAAAGAATGTATCGGTAGAGGGTTTAGAATTAAGAAACTGTATTGTTTCTCCAGGAAATACGGATAAAGATTTATTCCATGTTAATGACGGATGTCACCTGACTGACCTTGGATTTACAGGTCAGATGCAAGCAGGTGCTGCTGCAGTTGCTTTCAGACCTCTTGAGAGTGTAGCATCCGATAGATATTTTGACGCAGCAAGACTCATTCGCGTCAACTCAGACTTTATTGCAAGAGAAGCAGTTGGATTCCTAACCAGTGGATACAGTGGATACGCTGGCGGACACCTTGAGCAAGATGGTGCAACTGCTCTGGAAGCAAACTTAGATTTTATTGCTCAAGAGGCAGTAGGATTTATCACAAGCACAGACTATAAGAATCCACCATTTGCTGTGACTGGTGAGTCTGGTCCTATGGAGGCACAGAATTGCAGAGACGATGTTAAAGACGTACTCAAATCTGTTGCATATGACTTAAAATCCACTGGTAACTTACAATCAGTAGGAGCAGCACTGTCTTACTTTACTGCTGGTGGTGCCTTAGATCACGTTAACGGTACAGATATAAACGGATATAGTATTGCAGAGGCTACTGT